AAGGCTTTGAAGTAATTTTTAATGGTGGTAATATCACTTGAAAATCTTACCAACTTTGTAAACTAGAGAAACACTTGTCCCTTTTCCCTAGATTTCAAAGTCTATTGAGATTTTAAAGTTATAATGTCTTATAAGTTCTAGTTATAATAAGCTTTGTTTATAATGTATTATAAGTCTCTGATACTAGGGAGCTTTCAAAGTCTATAGGGAGGGCAGGAGCACCATAGGGGGCGGGGGGTATATATGTACTGGTCACACAAAATTACAGAAAAGCACCATTAACCAGATAGGGCTATCTAGTTTACGACCCGGCTATATAAACTTCAAAACTTTTCAATACTAATTAGACTTAATATAGGGGTATTGAACTACAAAAACTTTATAGTCTTTAGTGTGTTTATTGGTAAAAGGGGAAAGTAAAAGAAGTACCAGATAGGTACTATATTGAACCCGGGAGGGCACAATGTTATTATAGCATCGTAATTGGGTTTTGTCAATACTTTTCTAAAAATATTTTAAAATACTTGACAAATGTTATATATAAGTGTATACTAGAATACATGGCTATACTTCCAAGCATAGATAACACACATAACAAAAGAGAACTAACTGATAAGCAACAGGCTTTTCTTACTCATCTTGTAGAAACACAAGGAGATGCTAAAGAGGCTGCGAAACTTGCTGGTTATTCTTCTCATTATCATCATGTTGTAAAGACTTTAAAGTCTGAAATACTTGAACTAACTCAGGAAGTATTAGCTAACTCTGCACCTAAAGCAGCTTTTAAGCTTGTTGAGATTATGGATTCTAAGAAACCTATCATACAAGCTAATAATAAATTAGCTGCTGCTACAACTTTATTAGATAGAGTAGGTGTAAGTAAGGTAGATAGAATAGATGTCAATCATAATGTTCAAAGTGGTGGTATCTTTTTAATGCCAGATAAACAACCACTAGACTTAGAGGATGCTGATTATGAAGAACTATCTGAATAAACTTATAGCCTTTGCATATGATAGTCCGGGTTGGTTTGGTTTCTGGTTTTTAATGGGTTGGATATTAGGTAAAGGAATATTAGGATGAAAATATTTCTGACTGAAGTCTTAAAAGATAATAAGATGTTAGTTGGTCCTTATATACAAGCAGAGGATATAGAAGAAGCTATAGAGATAGCTGACATGTATGCTTTAGTAGTTGTAGGAGAACTATACGAACTTAAGCATGAACTACCACCAAAAGAAGAAGTAATACACTAATAGTCTGGAGGACTAAATGGCTAAAAAGAAAGATTCAAGACTAGAAAGAGCAGGAGTAAGTGGTTATAACAAACCAAAGCGTACTCCCGGACATAAAACTAAATCACATGTTGTAGTTGCTAAAGTTGGCGACAAAATTAAAACTATTAGGTTTGGACAACAAGGTGTGCGTGGTGCTGGTAAAAATCCAACAACTGCAAAAGACAAAGCTAGAAAGAAATCTTATTATGCAAGACATAATGCACAAGATTCTAAACCTAGTAAGTTAAGTGCAAGATATTGGTCACATAAGGTTAAATGGTAAAAATGTTTAACAAGCTACACAAGTTTATGAAAAGTGGTAGACTAAATAAAATATGGAAACTATTTAGCTAATGGCATATTCACAAAAAGTAGTTGATAGGTTTGAAAGTGTTTTAAACAATCCACAGAAACATTCTGTTGGAAGATTTGACCCTAAAGACCCTAATGTTGCTACAGGTATGGTGGGTGCACCTGCATGTGGAGATGTTATGAAACTACAGATTAAATTAAACAACGATGTTATAGAAGATGTCAAGTTTAAAACATACGGATGTGGAAGTGCTATTGCATCCTCTACAATGTTTGTAGATATGTTAAAAGGTAAAACTATAGAAGAAGCTAAACTTATCAAAGATAAAGATATAGCAGAAGCTTTAGAACTACCACCAATTAAATTACATTGTTCAGTCTTAGCAGAAGATAGTATAAGACAAGCAATAAAAGATTGGGAACAAAAGATAGCACATAGAAAACATAATCAATATGGGTAGACAAATAGGAAACGATGAAGGTTCTCAAGTAACCTTTAGAAAAAGTATCTATGGTAAAAAAGATAGTTGGGGCGGCAAAGGTGCTAGACCTAGAGTAAATGTTTTTTCAAAACAATACCAAGATAACTACGACAAGATTTTTAAGAAAGGAGAAAAAAATGCCAAGAAAGAAAACAACGACTAAAGTAGTCTCTAAGACTAAAAAGAAGTCAACTGTTAATAAAGCTGGTAATTATACTAAGCCTAGTATGCGTAAGAGGCTTTTCGAGAAAATCAAGGCAGGTACTCGTGGAGGTAAAGCCGGTCAATGGTCTGCTCGGAAAGCCCAGCTCTTAGCAAAAGAATATAAAGCCAAAGGAGGAGGCTATAAATAATATGAATATAATAATACAATATATAAAAGAATTTTTAACTAAAATAAATAACTACTTAAGAAAATGGCTCTAGCAAAATCACAAAGAAGTCTTAGAAGTTGGACCAAACAAAAATGGAGAACAAAGAGTGGGAAAAAATCTTCAGAAACAGGTGAGAGGTATCTCCCAGAAAAGGCGATTAAATCATTATCGGATTCAGAGTATGCAGCAACAACAGCAAAGAAAAGAAAAGATACAGCAGCAGGAAAACAACACAGCCCACAACCAAAACGAATAGCTAAAAAAACTAGAGGTGCTAGACAATTTAAAAGCACAGGTGGGTTAGCTACTCCTACTACTCCTTATGATGGTTACTATAAGCTTTTTGAACCTCAATTTAATTATGCTTATCAAAATAATAATGTACTTAAAAACGCAGCAAATATAGGTTTAACAGGTATGATTAGAAGAAATGTATCTCAAATACAAGAAAGAAATGGAAAATATTATATAGCACCTACAATTAGTTTTGAAACAGGAAATACTATTAAAGGTCAAGATGTAATTAATCAATTAGATTCTTTTATAGACCAAGATTTAATACAAGGTTACGATAATAAAAAAGCAGCTAGTTCTGCTGCAAGAGAATTAATTAGTAATTTAGTTGCTGATGTAAGAAAAAAATAATGTTTATACCTGATGATTACATAAGAAGAACTTCATCAACTATACCATTTGGTTATGAGTTAGATGCAGACTTTGAAGGTTATTTAAAACCTATACAAGAAGATTTAAAAATATTACAAGAAGTATCTGAAGCTGTGTTTCATGGTGAAATAAGTCTAGGTATTGGAGTAGATTGGTTAGAAGCAGAGACTGGTAAAAGTATGTCAAGACCCGGATTGAAAAAATATGTAGATAAAGTTTATGGTAGATAAAAAAAATAAATCTAAAAAAAACTTGACAAAAGTTCCAAATGAGTGTATAATAAAGGAACAAAAGCCTATTGTAAAAAAAGTAGGTAGACCTAAAAATAGTGAACTATCTAATATTAAGTTAGCATTACAAGCTAAAAAAAGATTAGAAACTAAAAATAAAAAGGTTAAAAAGTTAACAAGAAGTTTAGCTAGAGTTAAAAAAGAAGTACAAAAAGAAGAGAAAGCTTTAACTTCAAATGTTTTAACAGAATCAGAAACAAAAGTATTACCTGATTCGATACAAGAACATTTAGATACTACAGGTTCTTATGTAGCATTTATGCCCAACGAAGGACCTCAAACAGATTTTTTAGCTGCTGCAGAAAAAGATGTACTCTACGGAGGAGCAGCAGGTGGTGGTAAAAGTTTTGCAATGTTAATAGACCCGTTGCGTTCTTGCCACATAACAGAACATAGAGCTTTGATACTTAGAAGGTCAATGCCAGAGTTAAGAGAACTTATAGATAAGTCTCGTGAACTTTATCCTAAAGCATTTAAAGGTGCTAAGTTTAAAGAAGTAGAAAAACTTTGGAGCTTTCCTTCAGGAGCTAAAATAGAATTTGGCTTCTTAGAAAAAGATGCTGATGTATATAGGTATCAAGGACAAGCGTACAGTTGGATAGGGTTTGATGAGATAACTCATTTACCTACAGAGTTCGGTTGGAATTATTTAGCTTCTCGTTTGAGAACTACCAACCCAGAGTTACAAACTTATCTACGCTGTACAGCTAACCCCGGTGGTGTAGGTGCACAATGGGTAAAGAAAAGATATGTAGAAGCATCTGAACCTAATAAAACATTTAAAGGTAAAGATGGTTTAACAAGAAAGTTTATTCCAGCATTATTACAAGATAATCCATATCTTGCTGAAGATGGTGAATATGAAAGGATGTTACAATCCTTACCTGCAGTTCAAAGAAGACAACTGCTAGAAGGTAACTGGGATGTAGCAGAAGGTGCAGCATTTGCAGAGTTTACTCCAGATGTACATGTAATACCTCCTTTTGAATTACCAACTTGGTGGGAAAGGTTAAAAGGAATTGACTATGGTTATGCTGCAGAAAGTTGTTGTCTATGGGGTGCTATAGACCCAGATGATAAGACCATCATTATATATAGAGAATTATACAGAAAGGGTCTTACAGGGGAAGCACTTGCTGACACTATAACACAAATGGAAGAGAACGAAATTAAATCTATTCCGGGTGTATTAGATACTGCTGCATGGGCTAGGACTGGTTATACAGGTCCTACTATTGGTGAAACACTTGTTAATAAAGGACATAAATTACGAAGAGCTGATAAGAATAGAATAGCTGGTAAGACTCAAATACATGAGCAACTAAGGCAAAGAGAAGGAGCAGGAAGACCAAGGTTACAAATATTTAGTAACTGTGTAAATCTAATAAAAGAATTACAAGGTATTCCACTTTCAAAGACTAATCCAGAGGATGTCGATACGAAAGCTGCTGACCATGCTTATGATGCATTAAGATATATGATAATGAGTAGACCACGATTAGACCATCCTCAAGATAGAATGTTAAGGATTAAATCAGATATATATCAACCTTCAGATAACACATTTGGATATTAAATGATAGAAGAAAATACATTTTTAAATGCTGATAATCTTTATGAAGAAGTAGAAGGTGAGTCTGGTAAAACATTAACTTTAGAAGAAGACCAACAAAGAAACCTTATAGGTATAATTAAAGATAGATATTCTGTAGCTGAAATGGCTAGAGATACTGATGAACGAAGATGGATAACAGCATACGAAAACTATAGAGGTTTATATGCTAAAGGTGTTAAGTTTAGAGAGTCTGAAAAATCTAGAGTATTTGTAAAAATTACTAAGACTAAAGTACTAGCTGCATTTGGACAACTTGTAGATGTTATATTTGGTACAGGTAAATTTCCGATAGGAATTTCGGAAACTAAAATGCCAGAAGGTGAAACTGATATAGCTCATCTTGATATTAATAATCCAACACCTAACATTGAATCATCAATCCCAGATGACATAGGTAATAGAATAGATAATCCTTATGATATTGGTTATGAAGGAGATGGGAGAACTTTAAAACCCGGTGCAACTTTTTATAACGGAATATTTGAAGATAGTTTAGAAGACCAAGTAAAAGATGCTGGTATGCTAACAGATGGAGCAAGTCCTAATCCACAAGCTATAGAATTAAATCCTGCACAAAGAGCTGCAAGAAGAATGGAAAAACTTATCCATGACCAAATAGATGAATCTAATGGTTCTTCTGAAATAAGAAATGCTCTTTTAGAATCTGCTTTACTAGGTACAGGGATTGTAAAAGGACCATTTAATTTTAATAAAAAATTACATAAATGGGATATGGATGAAGAAGGAAATAGAACTTACAGTCCTTTAGAAGTTAGAGTTCCAAGAATAGAGTTTGTAAGTTGTTGGGATTTTTATCCTGACCCTTCAGCTACTAATATGGAAGAATGTGAATATGTAATTCATAGACACAAAATGAATCGTAGTGAACTTAGACAACTACGAAATATGCCATACTTTAACGAAGATGTTATTCGTGAATGTATTCAAATGGGTCCAAACTATATTGAAAAAGATTATGAAGCTCAATTAAGAGATGATAGAAGGGCTGATGAAGATGTTAATAATAACTTTGAAGTTCTTGAATACTGGGGCATTATGGATGCTGAGTATGCACGACAAGTAGGTATAGAACTTGATGAATCTATAGATGATTTAGATGAAGTACAAATTAATGCTTGGGTATGTGGTACTAAACTATTAAGAGCAGTAGTTAATCCATTTACTCCTTATAGATTACCATATCATGCTTTTCCTTACGAAAGAAATCCATATAACTTTTATGGTATTGGAATAGCAGAAAATATGGATGACAGTCAGCAAATTATGAATGGTCACGCAAGAATGGCTATTGATAATTTGGCAATGTCTGGTTCGTTAGTATTTGATGTAGATGAGTCTGCTTTAGTTGGTGGGCAATCAATGGAAATATATCCGGGTAAAATATTCAGAAGACAAGCTGGTATGCCCGGACAAGCTATACATGGTTTAAAGTTTCCTAATACATCACAAGAAAATTTAATGATGTTTGACAAGTTTAGACAACTTGCAGATGAACAAACAGGAATACCTAGTTACTCACATGGGCAAACTGGTGTTCAAAGTATGACAAGGACTGCTTCTGGTATGTCAATGTTACTTGGAGCATCTAGTTTAAATATTAAAACTGTTGTCAAAAATCTTGATGACTTTTTATTAAGACCATTAGGCGAATCTTATTTTCAATGGAACATGCAGTTCTTAGAAGATGAGCTTGATGTTAAAGGTGATTTAGAAGTTAAGGCTACTGGAACAAATAGCTTGATGCAAAAAGAAGTTAGAAGTCAAAGATTGACTATGTTCTTACAAACTGCACAAAGTCCAGCTATTGCACCATTTGTTAAGATTTCTAAACTCGTAAGTGAACTTGCTTATAGCTTAGATTTAGACCCTGATGAAATACTCAATGACCCTGAAGAAGCAGCTATTATGGCACAGATAATAGGAATGCAGAATGCTGGACAAACAAATGGCGAAGAAGTTGAACCCAATAGTCAACAGCCCACAATGGGAGGACTTCAAGGAGTACCTCAACAACCTCAAGAACTTGGACCTACAGGCAATGGTGGTGGCAACATCGGAACAGGAAATGTTCCGGCTGCAGGGGAAAGTGAGTTCTCTGGTACGCCTAGAGCAGTTGCCGGAGCAGGTGAAGGAAGCAATTAACAGAAAAAAGGAGATATAAATGTTAGATATATTAGATACAATTTTAAAAATAGTAGGAGTAGTACCTTGGATAATTTCAATTTGTTCAATGATTGCTGCATTAACACCTACACCACACGATGATAATTTAGTAAGTAAAGCTTATAAAGTTATTGATTGGTTTGCTATTAACATAGGTAAAGCAAAGGATAAATAATGAAAAGAAAAGGAATGTTAGACCAAGACAGATACGGAATGAAAGATGGTGGTCCGGGTATAGAAGCTCTTAGAAAAGAAGCACCAGAAGTTGTTGAACGTATGGGTTATGAAGAAGGCGGTTTGTTAGAAGACGAAAGAAAAAACTATGTTTTTGGTGGAATTGCTTCAGCTATAAGTAAAGCTGTTAGTAAAAAACTTCCTAAATCAAAAATAAAAAAATCTAAAAGTAATCAAACTGCTTCTACAGAAGAACAAGCTGAAATGTTAAGGCAAATGTCTGAAGATGCAAATAAATTAAAACAAAGAGGTTTTTCAGATGATAGAATTGAAGAACTTATAGAAGAAGCTTACGAGTTAGGAAAGCCTAGTAATTTAATAATAGCTTTAAAAAAACCCATAGTTAGAGAACAAAAAGCTGAAGGTGGAGAAATAGATGACCAAATGATGATGGTTATGACTGCTAAACCTATGGAATCTGACATTGATATGGAAGATAACTATACAAAATTTATAATGGAAGAAGCATTAACAGAAGATGAAGAAGATATGCTTGTTTCAAAACTAGAACAAGATAACGAGCTACAAATGTTATTTGATAAAGTAATAGATGTAGCACAAGAATTTGCTGGGTCTGGTCCTGTTGATGGACCGGGTTCAGGAGTCTCTGACAGTATACCTGCAAGGTTATCTGATGGAGAATTTGTCTTTACTGCAAAGGCTACAGAACAAATCGGAGAAGACAATTTAATGTCTATGATGAAAGAAGCTGAAGCTCAAGCAGATGAAAGACAACCAGCCCAAATGGGAGGTGTAATGGATAAAGATAATCCTAATCCTTTAGGAATGCAAGGTTCTATTCTTGATAATAGAGAAGATGACTATACTAATCCTATAGAACAACCACCTATTCGTGGAGCTGGATATAGAAGATAAAGCTACCCTACTAGCGTAGGCACTTTATCAAATTAAGAACCGAAAGGCTACCTTTACAATACAAGCCCTCTAGTCGACATAGAGCTACCTTGTAAACAAAGCCCCAATTAGGAGAAAAGAAAATGACTAATAAAGTCCAAAAAGAGGAAACGCCAAATCCTTATAATGAAAATAAACCTTGGCACAAAGGAGAAGATAAACCTTTTTTATCATCAGATACTATGTATTTTGAAGAACCTTCTGAAAAGAATAAGTTATTCAAATCAGATAACATAACTGAAGTGGAAGCTGAAGGAAGTGTTAATACTGAAGAACTGGAAACTAAAAAGAATACACCTTATAAGAAACCAGACTACAAAAAAAGATATGATGATTTAAAAAAACATTACGATAATAAACTTAACGAGTTTAAAACTAGAGAAGAAGAGTTAAAAAATCAAGTTCAACAACCTGAATATAAAGCTCCAAAATCTGAAGAAGAACTAGAAAAGTTTAAACAAGATTATCCTGATGTGTATGAAGTAGTAGAAACTGTTGCTCATCTACAAAGCGAATCTAAAGCAAAAGTTCTAGAAGAACGCCTTAGTAAACTCCAAGAAAGAGAACAACAATTAGTACGACAAAGTGCAGAAAAAAGGTTAGTAGAAAGACATCCTGATTTTGAAGATATTAGAAACAGCGATGACTTTCATACTTGGGCAAAAGAACAGCCTGAGTCTATTCAAAATTGGATATACTCAAATACTGACGATGCCGATTTAGCTTCTCGTGCTTTAGATTTATTTAAAAAAGATTTTGGTATAGAACCTACAAAGACTAAGTCAAATTCTAAACCGACCAGAAAATCTGCTGCAGATATGGTTTCAACTAAAACAACAACAGTTGAACCAAAGCAGGAGAAAGTATGGTCAGAAAGGGAGATTGCTGCATTGAGTATGGCAGAGTTTGATAAATACGAACAGGAAATATCAGATGCTATGCAAGAAGGCAGAATCACAAAATAAACTATAACTTAAAGGAGAAAGTATCATGGCTCAATTTTTTGAACCCTCAACAGATACCGATGCTAACTTTGCAAACTCCGTAAGTGGACAAACTAATAGTTTCTTTTTACCTTCGGTTTACTCTAAAAAGGTTTTAAACTTCTTTAGAAAAGCCTCGGTAATTGAAGCTATTACAAACACCGACTATGCCGGTGAAATATCCTCTTTCGGAGACTCTGTAAAGATTATCAAAGAACCAGTTATTTCTGTGTCAGATTACACAAGAAATAGCGACACAACTGAAACTAGACTGACAGACCAAGAAATTACTTTGGTTGTTGATAGTGCTAAAGCTTTCAAATTCATCGTAGATGATATTGAAACTAATATGTCACATGTCAACTTCAAAGAGGTTGCTTCCAGCTCTGCTGCATATGCATTGAAAGATTCATATGATGCTGCTGTATTAGCAACTATGTTTTCTGGTTGTTCAGCTTCATCACCTAATCACATTTTAGGTTCTGACAATGCTACTGATTTAGCAGCAGGAACTTTTGATGGAACAGGTAATTTAGATATTGGTTTTGATTCTAACGAACATGACCCATTAGACCTTATGGGTAGAATGGCAAGACTATTAGACGAACAAAATGTACCTGAAGAAGGTAGATGGTTCGTTGCAAGTCCTGACTTTTATGAAGTCTTAGGACAATCTAGTTCTAAATTATTATCTGTCGACTACAATGGTGGACAAGGTTCTATTAGAAATGGAATGGTTTCAAGTGGAAAACTTCGTGGATTTAGCATGTACAAGTCAAACAACATTGCTGCAACATCTAATGCTGCTGGTAAATGTATGGCTGGTCACATGTCTTCAACTGCAACTGCTAACACAATCCTTTCAACAGAAGTGTTGAGAGACCCAACATCGTTTGGTGACATTGTTAGAGGCTTACATGTCTATGGTGCGAAAGTACTTAGAGATGAAGCTTTAGTAAGTGCATTCTACGGAATTGACTAATACATAAATTTGGGGGAGTTTTAGGACTCCTCCTTTTTTTAACCCATAAATTTTAGAGGTAAATAATATGGCAATAGTAAATATAAGAGATACTGGTCGTAATTCAGCAAAAGTAGGCGATGTTCGTGAACTTGCTACTAAAGTTCAGAAACCTTCAGATACTGAAGCAATAACTGCAGCTAATACAATTACAGCAGATGAATCAGGCACTCGTTATGTTTTAAACGTAGCAGCAGCTAAAATACAAACTCTTCCTACTCCAGCAGCAGGATTAGAGTATTGGTTTTATGTTGGAGCAACAGAACCTACAGGAACACACACAGTAGTTACAGCATCTAGTGCTAATATTATTGTAGGTAATGTATCTTCTCCAGAAGATGCAGCAGGTTCAGTAGCTACAGTTACAGACGCAGATACCATTTCATTTGTTGCTAATAAAGCTGTTCATGGAGATTTTGTTCATGTATGGTCTGACGGCACTAACTGGTATTTAGACGGACAGTGTAAAGTTCAAGACGGAATTACAACCACACAAGCTGGTTAATAATACAGTCTATGGTATTAACTGATACCAAAACGGAGGAGTTTAATTATTCCTCCCCTAATTTAAAAAGGAGATAAATATGATGTATGGTAAAATGAAAAGAGAAAAAAAAATGTACGGCGGTATGAAAAAAGATGGTAATGCTTCAGCTAGAAGAGAGCCAATGATGTATGGTGGTATGCAAAAATCTTCAAGAAAAAAAGCTAATATGGGCAGAATGATGTACAACAAAGGTGGTCAACCTGAATATAAGTCTGGTGACATGCCAAAAGCTAAACCTTGTTAATATGAAAGGTGTAAAACATTATAAAAAAGATGGTACTGAGTTTAAAGGTAACACACATAAAATGCCTAACGGACATTTACATTCTAATAAAACTCATACTAAAACAAGCGTTAGACTTTATCATTTTAAAGATTTAAGCAAGACAGCAAAGAAAAAAGCTAAAGGTAAAAAATAATGGCTACAACATATTTAGATTTAACAAACGAAGTTCTTAGAGAATTAAATGAACTTCCTTTAACTTCTGCAAACTTTGCAGATGCAATAGGATTACAGAAATTTGTAAAAGATGCAATTAATAAATCTATATTTGATATAGCAAATGCAGAACCACAACTACCTTTCTTTAGTGCAGGTGTTAGTGGTAGTACAGACCCCTTCTATGGTAATGTAACAGTAGCAAGTGTAGCAGGACAAAGGTGGTATACTTTAAAAGCTGATAGCTCTAGTATAACTACGGACTATGCTTCAATAGATTGGGATGATTTTTATTTAACAACAATAAATGTAAGTGGTGAGTCAAGCCCTTATGTTTCTAAAGGTTTAAAATTTTTAACATTAGATGATTGGAAAAGATATTATAGAGATAGTGAAAATGCAGATGATGCTAATTCAACCCATGCTGAACCAATACATGTTATTAAGTCTCCAGATAGCAGGAAGTTTGGATTAAGTCCAATACCTGATAAGGTTTATAATGTGCATTTTTATGCATTTACAAAACCTACAGCTTTAGATGCTCATGGAGATACAATAGTTTTACCAGAACAATATAGTAATGTAATAACTGCAAGGACTAGATATTATATCTGGCAGTTTAAAGAAAGTCCACAACAAGCAGCTTTTGCTTTAGATGATTATAAAAAAGCAATGAGGAGTATGAAATCAAATCTTATGAATCCTACTCCAAAATATATGACAGATGATAGGACATACTTTTAATGGCAACAAGTCAACCATATACAGTAGCATGTGAAGGAGGATTAGTTACAGCATCTAATCAAATTGATTTATTGCGTAGACCCGGAGTAGCTACTGAATTAGAAAATTTTGAAGTTTCTATAGAAGGTGGTTATAGAAGAATTAATGGATTTACAAAATTTGGTGGAGGTAGTGCTGTACAACCAACAGGAGGTTCTACTGCAATACTAGGAGTATTTCCTTATGCAGATGGAGTAATTGTTACTGCTGGTACAAATATTTATTTTAGTAATACAGGAACAAGTTGGGTACAAATAAATAGAAGTTCTGTATCTGGTAGTGGGGATAATTATTCAACTTTTACAGGTAGAAGTGCACTAACAAGAACTTCACAAGGGCAATGTCAGTTTACATTATTTGATGGTGCTACTTATGATTATGGTCAAGTTATTATAGCTGATGGAGCTAATAAACCTTATGCATTTAGAATGGAAGGAACAGGTAGTATTAGTGATAGAACATTTTTTGCAGAAGAAATAACTGTATCAAGTACTAAAGGTGTTAAATATCTTACAGTCCATGATAAACATTTAATAGCTGCTGGAGTTGAAGATAACTTAAATACAATTTATTATAGTGGTACTTTAGACCCTACAGATTTTACAAGTACTGGTTCAGGTAATATTGTATTAGAAGACCAGATAGAAGGAATTAAAGGTTTTCGTAATGAACTATATATATTTTGTACAAATAGTATATTTAAGTTAATAAATATAAATGATGCAAGTAATATAGCTATAGTACCAGTTACTAAGAATGTCGGTTGTTTAAGTGGTTATAGTATTCAAGAGATAGGTGGTGACTTAATATTTTTAGCACCAGATGGAATAAGAACAGTTGCTGGTACTGCAAGAATCGGAGATGTTGAGTTAGGTACAGTTAGTAAAGCAATACAACCAGAATTAACTGTACTAGCACAAAGTATTAATAGTTATAGAATTACAAGTGTAGTGATTAGAGAAAAATCACAATACAGATTATTTTATACTAATCTTAGTGCAGCAGCATCAGGACAAGAAGGAATAATAGGAACTTTAAGACAAAATGGATTTGAATGGTCTCAAACAAAAGGACTAGAAGTAACAGAAATAGGTTCTGGATTTAATTCAAATGGTGTAGAAAAATACTATCATGGTAATAATACAGGTTATGTATATGTACATGATTCAGGAGATGACTTTGATGGTACTGCAATTTTAGCAAGATACTCTACACCTGATTATGATTATGGAGATTTAGGAACTTTAAAAACTTTACATTATGTTAGAATATCTGCAAGTGCTGAAGGTATTGTAGAGCCAGATGTACAAGTTAAGTTTGAGTATGGTAATACAAGTATACCTCAACCTACAGCTTTATTTGATTTAGGAACAATAAATCCACCTTCAAAATTTAATAGTGCTGTATTTGGCACAAATTCATTCGGAGGAGTTTCTTCTCCAATGATAAGAGTTCCATTACAAGGGAGTGGGACAAGTAACAATTTTACTGTGATTTCAAATGATACGAAATCACCATATAAAATCAATGGTTTATATGTAGATTATATACCTTCAGGTAGGAGATAAAATAATGGCAAGTTATATTAGGCAAAGTACATTTAGTGATGGAGATACCATTACTGCTGCACTATTTAATAATGAATTTAATCAATTAGTAAACGCATTTAATGTAAGTTCAGGACATACTCATGATGGTAGTACAACCGGTGATGGTGGTCCTATCTCAAACTTATTTAGCAATGCTTTAGTGTTTGGTACAAATGCTGAAAGTGATATTGCTATTACATTTAATGCTGCATCTAATGATGGTGTATTAACATGGAAAGAAGATGAAGATTACTTTGAGTTTTCAGATGATTTATTAATTGCTACAACAGAAAAAATACAATTTAGAGATACAGCTATATATATTAATTCTAGTGCTGATGGGCAGTTAGATTTAGTAGCTGATACAGAAATACAAATAGCAGCGACTACAATAGATATGAATGGTGCTGCAGATATTTCTGGTAACTTAGCAGTAGGTGGAAATCTTACAGTTACAGGTAATGCTACAATATCAGGTAATTTAACATTTGGTGATGCAGCTTCAGATACTGTAGCATTTAGTGCAGATGTTGCTTCTAATTTATTACCAAGTGCTGATAATACTTATGACTTAGGTGCTTCAGGTTCTGAATGGAAAGACTTATATGTTAATGGGGTTGCTTATGTAGATGCAATTAACTTTAACGGCACTGCAATTACATCAACTGCTGCTGAACTAAACATATTAGATGGAGTGACATCCACAGCAGCCGAGCTTAATATTCTTGATGGAGTAACATCTACAGCA